CTCAAGTGGTAACATAAGTGCCGCAATATTAAAAGGCGGAGCAATTAACTCAACTGGCTTAATTAACACAACTGGTAACATTAGTGGTGCAGTGGTTAATACAGGTGCACTAACAGCAACAGGCACAACAACACTAGCCGCAACTAACGTAAGTGGCTTCTTAAACTCAAGTGCTAACGTAAGTGCCGCAGTTATGAACACAGGTGCATTAAACGCAACTGGTACTTCAACACTTGGTGCTGTTAATGCAAGTGGTTATGTGAACTTAGCTGGTAACATAAGTTCTCCAGTAGTTAACGCAGGTGCATTGAACGCAACTGGAACAACTACACTTGGTGCTGTTAATGCAAGTGGTTATGTGAACTTAGCTGGTAATATAAGTGCTTCAAATGCACACTTTGCAACATTAAGTGCAAGTGGTTATGTGAACTTAGCTGGTAATATAAGTGCCGCAGTAGTGCATGGTGGTGCAATTAACTCAACTGGTTTAATTAACACAACAGGTAATGTTAGTGGTGCTGTAGTTAACGCAGGTGCACTTAATGCAACTGGAACAACAACATTAGCGGCAACCAATGTAAGTGGCTTCTTAAACTCAAGTGGTAACATAAGTGCCGCAATAGTCAATACAGGTGCACTTAATGCAACTGGTATTGCTACTGTTAGTAATGCAACAGAAGCAAGTGCCGTAGACACTGGTGCGATAGTTACTCCGGGTGGTGTTGCTTTAGCTAAATCAGTATTTGCTGGTATTGGTGGTACATTTAACAGTACTAAAGTTGCTACAAGTTTCCTAGTTAAAGGTCAAGGTAACGATCTACTATTTAAAATAGATACTGCTAAGAATGCCGCAGTAATGAGTACAAATGGTAACGCAATAGTACAAGATGGTACTATAATGAAGTTTGACAGTACTGGTGCTATCATACTACCAATTGGTGCAAACGGAAATAGACCAGGCGCGGCAGGTAATGTTGCTGTAGCAGGTATGTTACGATACAATACTACACAGACCAATATGGAATTCTATAATGGTACTGAGTGGAAACAACCAGGTACTGAATTTACAGTTATTGCCGCAGACGATTTCAACGGTGATGGTACAACAACAGCGTTTACATTAGATGCGGAGTCAACAACAGCGGCAACTGTGGTAGCTATTAACGGTATTGTACAGATACCAACAACAGCTTACGCAGTGTCAGGTACTACATTAACATTTACAGAAGCTCCGGCGGCTGGCGATGTTATTGATGCACGTAGACTTACAACTACAACAACAGTTAACAGTCTAGCAAATGGCAATAGTTCAGTTGAACTGCAAGCAAACGACAATAACTTTGCTAACATTAAAACTGGTAGTACTACAAGACTTTCAGTCAATGCCGCAGGTGATGTTGTAATTGAAAAAGATCTTACTGTTAAAGGAGAGCTTACTGTATTAGGTGACTCTGCTGGTAATATTAATATTGGTGATCAATCGACTGATAAAGTACAACTAACAGGTACTATTGTATATGACGAAACACCAATTACTACACAAGCTGGTAACATGGTGATTATCGATAGCTTTAGTACAGCGGCTTATCACTCAGCTAAGTATTACATCCAAGTAAGAGATGGTGCTACTTCGAGTATACAAACTCAGGAAACAATGTTAGCACAAGAGGATGGTGTAGTAACACATAGTTCGTATGCTGTTATTGCTCCGGACGGTGAGATTGGTACATTTGTATCAAATATCTCAGGTGGTAGTGCTAGGTTAATTATGATTCCAGTTGGAGCAGGTATTAACGCTAACATTAAAGCACAAACAACTTATATTGTTTAATTTAATTAGAGTTCTGGGGCTTAGAAATAGGCCTCAGTATTCGCTTAAGAGAGAGAAAATAAATGCTTAGATTACTTGAAAAACAATATAGATCCAGTTATGACGGTGAAGACGTAGTAACATCACGTACACTAGAAAACGGTGATTGGACTTCAGTAACTGAAGAAGTACCCAATAATGTTACTAACAATCAAATTTCAAATCGTGCTGTAGTATTTGGTAACAGCGAAAGTAGAAAGAATTTTCCAACCGAACATACACTAAACAAGTATGCAGGACTACTTGGTGCTGATACATTACAAAGCTATGGTTGTAATGCTTTCCATAGAGATCACACTCCAGACTTTTTGGTAGTAACTACTAGAGCAATGGCACAGGAATGTGTTGACAGTGGGTATACTAGTAACAATATTGTATACACTCAGGCTCCGTTGACTTTAGAACATCCTGGAAAATTTTACCTAACTCCACTTGATCAGTATGCAGATGCAGGCGCAACTGCTACATATCTTGCTTGCTTTGACGGACACCGTAAAGTGTACCTAGTAGGTTGCGAAGGTAATTTTGACGAAGCATACAATAGTAACATGTATGCTGGTACCAATGGTTATGATCCTATCAATGCTGACATGAGAGGGTCCAATAGTTGCCCTGCTTATAAACAAATATTTAACACGTACAACGATGTAGACTTTGCATTAGTAACACCAAACGGTGAAATGCGAACATACGAAGAATGGAAAACATGTCCGAATTTTAGACAAATTTCACATAGACAAATGGTGTTAGAAGCAGATTTATAATTGTTAAAATAAAAAGATAAAAGCCCGGAAGGGCTTTTATTTTGACTAAAGTATGGTCTCTAAAGTTTTAATCTTACTTACTACAGACTCAAAATTTATTGTACGCCAAACACCTGGGTGCAACGGCTTAGGATGATCCTCTAGTGCCACCCAACAAAATCCACGATGTTCTTTATTAAGTAAGGGAGTAAATTCATTTTCTACAGGTGCTATAAATGTATGATATGTAAAGTTACCGTTGTTGCTAGTAAACTTTTCTATAGGAATAATTTTTAGATCTTTAATAGTACCGCCTAGCTCTTCTTCAATTTCTCTTAAAAGACTAGTTAATATGTTCTCTTTATACTCGACTTTGCCCCCGGGAACGCCCCATGACCCTGAGTAATTGTTACTGTTACGTAAAAGAAATAGGTAGCGTTTAGTAGTTGTGCAATATATAAAAGTACCAACACCTTCTACAGTACGAGAGTCCATAGACCGTTTTTGTACTCGCCTTCCCAGCTTTTTATCCATTGATCGAGATTCCACTTATATTGAACTCCGGTATTTAGATTACTTACATATTGTACACTACTTTCCTGTTCGCTGTCAAATACTACGTCCCACTGTGTGCCATCATATTCTACGATATCATTAGCATTGGCTACTAGATCAGACCCGTCACTCCCTCTCCAGGCGCTTGGACCATCGCCGACAGAATTATCAAAACTTCCAACAGCATGTAATAATAGATATCTAGTTCCAGTAGAAGGGGATGTAATACTAGCGTCTACAGTAACCTTACGTGGGTCAATGATAGCATCTATTGGATTTAAAGTATTACTTGGATATGTATCAACGTCGGCATTGAATATTAGTAAACTGTCGTCGGTAGGATGAAAACTTACAGTACCAATTACTTCGGCCTCTCCCTCATGGGTCAACAATCTAACCTGACTAATCCCATTTTCAAGCTCGCCGTATACATTAACTAAATCTCTCCATACATCTCTAGTACCCACTTTTACTGGAGTTGTAGTAACAGGATGTTTTGGAACTAGTTCGGTTGGCGGATCACGTGGATCCTCAATTTCATTATACTTTAATAATGTAAGAGTGTTGCCAATTAATAATACGCCATAATCTAACGGGGTGAAATATTGTCTTTTGCCCATTAAATTAGTGTCCTTAGTAATATCCTCTGACAGATTTCCTTCGCTGTCATGTATACTAGCAATAATTTTTTGTATAACCCCTAGCTTTTTAACCTTAGCCGGTGGGCTAATCCAAACTGGAAGTTTAAATGTTAATGAAGCAACGTCAATTGGATTTTCAGTTCCTATCGGTACTGAACGACTTGTCCAATTTGGGCTTTCTAAATAAACAGCAGTTAAACTAGTCCAGTCAATATAATTGTCTGTTGACTGTATCTCTAATGCTGGGTTAAACAAAACAATTAATTGTTCTAACAGTTGTAATTTTTGTTTAGTATTACTGGTCCATACATCTAATTTAAGCTCTAGTGTGTATGGTACAGGCATTAGTCTTTCGATAGAAAAAGCATTGCCTTGTGTAGCTTCGTATTCTTCTGTTTCTTCATTATATTTTCTTTGTCTGATGTCCATTTTGCCAACAAAGTTAGGCTCTTGTACTCGATCTCTATCGTAAGTTACATTATTAATATATACTGTCATTGCTGGTACTGCTATTATGGCATTTTCGCTCATGTTAGTAATTAGTGACGCTACTTGACGACTGCCATCTCCATAGTAAACAGGAACTGTTTGTAAGGTTTTATTGCCTTGTCTATCCTTACCAAATTCAACCTGGAACCCAGAAGTCATTCTGATAAACTGTGCTAGGAATCGCTCAATCTGAGCATCATAGAAAAACTGTTGTTGTGCCGCCATAATTAATTATCCGCCGATGGACGTAAAGCATCACTTAGACTCTGACGCTGTACAGTTACATTAGCATAGACTGTGTACTCTAATACGTCCTGAGCAGTTAATGCTGTAGATACAGTGAATGATATATTACCACTGGTATTTGCTATAGTATTAGTTATAATCTTGCTATTAAGTTTTGATTGAACTCCATATGTACTTACATACGGTGTCTTAGTAACTACCTGTTTAGAACTTAAAGTAAACGATTTTGTTTCTGCGTTTGCTGATGGTGTATAAGGATCTGCAACTTTAATTGCGTCCCAGGCTAATGCATTTTCGTAGTTAGCATCAGTATTATTAATAAACCCGCTCTTCTGTGTAGTATTTGTAGCACCAGGTGTTAGATTAGTTCGTAAACCGTCTTCCATTTTAACCCATCTCCTTGAATCATATCGGAATAATCTATTAGGAACGTAATCTACTCTGAGGAAGAAATCACCAGTAACTGGACTTGAGGGGAATGCTATCCCTGCCGATACACTAGCACCATTTGGAGGTAGTGCATCACTAGTCAAATATCCTTCTACTTTGCGTGATGGTGATACTGTGCTAGTACTTGAATATGTATTGCTAGATACATTAGCATTTGAGCTTGTATCGGCTCCACCACCTGGATCCCCAGGTAACCCATCTGGGGTTA